TAAAGATAGAAGTACAATCCTTATTTGCTAATATACCCTTTTTCCACATCAAAGAACATAAAGCCAAAAAGCTAACCCACAGAAACAGTTTCCTAATCCAATTCAATATCCCACATAGGCAGATAGTAGTCTTTGAGCCACATCAAATAGAATTAGGCACATATAGACTAATAGAGGACTTTAGTACCGATACCATAAAGAAGTATGGCTATAGATATGATATAGACATATTACCTGCAGATATGAAAGTGTATAATTTTATAGATGATTTGCCTAAAAAAATAATTTCCTTATTTTCTTGACACTTATTGTAGAATACCATATTTTAAGTAGTTAATTAAAACAAAGGAGAAAAAAATGAAATTTAAATATGTTGAATCAGATGAACCGATGCTTACAGATGATTGTTATGAATTAATAACCAATCCAAACATATATATTCAAGTATGTCAAGATGGAACTTATATAATCAATCAATATATACCAAGACAGGAATCTGTTGTGCATTATCCTGAAGTATATACATCTTTAGATAAAGCAAAAAAAGATGCACTTAAAAAGAAAGTAATTCTTTCTGTTACAAGTTAATTGTTTTACCTCTTAATATCAGTTAAGTCAGAAAGCCCCTCAATCGAGGGGTTTTTTGTAGTCCTAAATAAATTATCTTTCTCAACAATATCAACACTTACAAGCATGTAGAACTCTTAAATAAGGGTTTCTTGTAGTCTTTTTCCCTATAGGGTAGAAGGGTAACACCTTCCATTTCGTTTATTAACGAACATAACCTTCAAATAGTGGGGTGATTAGTTTGGCTGCAGCTAAAACAAAAAAGAAACTCCCTGTAAAACAGGGGAAGAACAGGGAAGTAGGTTATAAGAAACCACCTGTAGGAAAGCGATTTAAGAAAGGGACTTCAGGTAACCCTAATGGTAGACCTAAATCAGGCTTTGCCCTTAATGAGTATATAACTGAATTAGCTAATATCCCAGTAGGTAGATCAAAGAAAACTATGCTTGAATCAGTAGTGCATAGAGTCTATCAAGAAGCATTAGATGGTAATATGACTGCTGTTAATTTCTTGGCAGATAGAATCTTAGGGAAACCGAATCAATCTATAGGAATTAAAGATACAACAGATGAACCAATAAAGGTATTTGATATAGATGGATTGGAAGATTGATGACCAAAGGAAAGAAATCCTCAATGATAAAACAAGATATAAGATTTTATCATGTGGTAGAAGGTTTGGTAAATCGTTTTTTAGTGTCTTATTTTTACTTAATAAACCTTTGGAAGCAAATGAGAGAAGATGGATTGTCTTTCCTACATACAGACAAGCTAAGATGGTATCTTGGAATCTTCTCAAAAGCATTTTTGCAAACAAACAAGCAACTATCAATGAAACTGAATTATCAATCACACTTGATAATGGTGCAAAGATTGAACTTAAAGGGGCAGACAAACCTGACTCACTTCGAGGGGTATCTACAACGATGGTAGTAATGGACGAATATGCTTTCATGAAAGAGAATGTTTGGGGAGAGATTATACAACCTACACTAGCAGAATCAAGAGGTGAAGCATTGTTTGTAGGAACTCCAAGTGGATTAAACCACTTCTATGATCTGTTCGTTAAAGGACAATCAGATAATGGAGATTATAAGAGTTGGCAGTTCACCACATTAGATGGTGGCTTTATTTCTGAAGAAGAAGTAGAGAATGCCAAAAAGAATTTAGATAAGCGAACATTCCAACAAGAGTATGAAGCATCATTCTTAACTGCAGCGAATAGATGTGCTTATAACTTTAGTAGAGATATTCATTGTAGAGTAATGGAAAAGAGTCCAAGAATGTTTTGGGGAATTGACTTTGGGGTAGCAAGTTATATGACTGCAATCCTAATGTGCGAGAATACAGCAGGGGAAGTCTATGTATTTGATGAGATTGGGTTACAGAATAGCAATACTTTTGAATTGGCTAAACTTATGCAGCTTAAAGGTAGGGGCTTACCAGTATATCCTGACCCAGCAGGTAAGGCAAGAACTTCTAATAGCACAAAGTCAGACCATAAGATATTACAAGAAGCAGGGTTTACTGTGATAGCTAAGAAAGCTAATCCTACACAGAAGGATAGAATGAATGCTTTGAATAGAATGTTAGAAGATGCTACTGGGAAACATAAGCTATTTATTAATCCTAAATGCACTAAGACTATAAGAGATTTAGAACTATGCACACTAGAGAATGGACAGATGTTAAAGACTGAAACCTTATCTCACTTTTTAGATGGATTAATGTATCCTATTGAATACCGATATGGATTCAAGGGACAAGCAAAGGCAATACAATGGTAATGTTTTTCTTAGGATTATGTGTAGGAATTATTTTAAGCATGACAGGTGCTATGATGTGGGGACATCGATTAAGTATAAAAGAGGACGAATTAAATCAACAACTAATCAAGGACTTCCAAGATAAATATATGGAAACCGAAGAACAGAAATTTTATAAAAGGTACGAAACATGATAATTTATAATTTAACAGAACAGATGCTACATAAGCTATTGATGGAAACAATAGAAGAAGGTTACGATAATCAGATGGAAGAAAGAGAACGATTATTGGACTACTATGAAGGGGTAAACTTAGAACAAGATCTAAAACAATACTTCGATAGTGAATCCTTATCTGCTATTCCACCAATGTATATAAACCTTGTAAGAAACATTATAAGTCGTAGAGCATTGGTATATCAACAACAACCAGTACGATTCAATGATAAGTATAACGATGTCATAGGGGACTTTGATTCGTTCATGAAACAATTTGAGCAACTGACTTATCTCTTAGGTACTGAAGCACTCTATACTCATTGGGACGATAGCCAAAAGAAACTAAAGTATAGACCAATCCATTTCTTTGTGCCATTCTTTAAACCAAACGAAGATGAGCCATTTGCTATTATGTATCAGGCAGAAAGCCAACTACAAGCACGATCAGAAGATGCACAGTATATGTTTTGGAGTAAAGACACAGAAGATATGGAAGGGAAGCACTTTATGATTAGCAGTAGAGGTAAGATTACTTCTATTGTAGATGGAGATAGAAACCCTTATGGAGATGTTATTCCATTTACTATTGGACATAGACATCTATACACTAGAGATTTCTTTAGAGAAGGTGCATCAGACTTAGTAGATGGTATGAGAAGTATTAACATTATGCTTACCGAACTTGCTTTACATGGAAGATTCCAATTAGGACAACCAGTATTTACTGGATTAGATACCGAACAACGAATCACTATGGGGCAAGATAAGGCATTAGTGCTACCTGAAGGGGCTAACTTTAGTTATGCAACACCGAATGCCAATGTCCAAGCAATGATTGATTCTACGAAGTATATGGTAGATAGTATTGCACAAGCAAACAATGTCAGAATCAACTGGACAAACAAAGGACAAGAGTCAGGGCTATCTAAGAAGATGAGTGAGATTGATCTACAAGATGCCCTAAGAAGTGATATAGAACAAATCTATAGACCCTTTGAGAAACAACAATTTAGAATTGCACAACGAATCTGTGAAGTATCAGGTGGCATTCAGTTAGGGGATCAGTTTAGTATAGACTTTACTGAACGAGAAGTGCCAATGAGTAGTGATGAAGAAATTAAATACTATGACTGGGCATTTAAGAACAACCTAGAAACAAGAAAGAGTTATCTACGAAAGAAGAATCCTGACTTACAAGATAGTGAGATAGAAGGTATTGTAGAGCAGATAGATTCTGAAGCACCACAAGAAGCAAACGAAACACAATCAATTATTGATAGAATAGGAAAGCAAGTTGGCTAATTTAGATTTCTATAATAAAGAGATAGCTAATATACAAGAACAGTTACTAGATAAGCTAGATAACCTAGTAGTAGGATTAGGTAGTATAACTGATACCGAACTAATGCAGATTGCTAAACAGATAGATTTCTTTGCAGAAATGGAAACATTAGGCTTTACCAAGCTAATGAATAGAGTAGGTAAAACCTTTGATGATGAAATAGCAAGAGTATTTACTGAACTATCTAAAAGAGAATTAGGTAAAGTATCTGTAGCAAGTATTGAAACATTAAGAGAACTAAAGAACTTTGAGATGACTTATTTGACAAATGGAGTAAGACAATATTCGGATCAACTAAAGACTGCGATGCTAAGAGGTATCATTACTGGTGAAACCAATGCACAGATTATGGCAGGACTACAAACTGGATTTGGTGTAGGAACTTTTATTAGTAGTAGTGAAACATCTTTCTTAATTAACGATGCCTTCTCACGATTCAGTAATACATCAAGAGCCAAAGCATTTAAAGAGTTCCCTGAAATAAAGTTTCAATATGTTGGAGTAAGCGATAACAAGACAAGAGAAGTATGTCAACGAGCATTACAAGAGCCACCATT